TCAATGTCGCTTCGGCTACCTTATTGTCATAAAAACCCTCTTTCTTGCTTAATGAATGCGTGATATTAAATGCCTTAAAACAATCCTCCAATAGCCGATTATCAAACTTTTCACCTCGATCTGAATGAAATAAATCCAATTTCGATAATGGTTGTTTAATTTGGCTTAATGCTAACATGACAAGCTCTGCCGTTTTATGTTTACCAACATGATGGCAATCTGCATATTGGATAAATTCACTAAAACACAATAAATAATGCCAACGTTGGTTAGCTCGAATATAAGTTAAATCCGCGACAACAATTTGCTTTTTATCATCCACAAAGAATTACTGTTGCCAATAATTCTTTGTGGATGTTTCATTCACTTCTGTATCGTGAAATTTATAATGTTTAACGGTGTATTTTGATACGAGTAATAAAGGATTTCATCTCCCAAGTAATATAACGACGTGATACCTAAATATTCTCGTTTTGCAAATCAAAACGAATTCGCCTTGTACCATAAGAATGATAGCTTTGGTTAAACAGCATCACTATTTTAACTACATAAAGTCTTACTGATTTTTGTTTATTCAATTTACACTAACAATAAGCATAATAACTTGATAATATATAGTTTTGTTGCGCTATAACGATGTCGTTTTGCGTTTAGAATAGTTATTCGCCCCATTATCAGTGCTTATCGTTTCCACATGGTGTTGCTTAAGCGCTTTGCGCAAAGCAATCAACCATTGTTCTTGCGGACTGTGATTATCTTTTATTTTAAATGAGCCACTTTGGCTGACTTGCGTTATCCAATGCTGATGAAGTCAAATTATATTTTGCAACGATTTCACTACTTGATTTACCGTTTTAATAAAAACTGACCATTTGGTGTTTAAAATCATCATTGAATGTTCGCCTTGTTCCTTTAATCTTATTCATTATTGTTCTAGCTCTTTTAAGATTAATTTGTTTTTGCTTTTTCAAAAAAAGTGACCAAGTCACGCTCAGATATTTCATTAACAGGTATATCAGGAAATTGATCATAAAGATTTTTGCATACAACGGCTTGATACAGTGTGGTAGTTTTATCTCTCAGTGTTTATACATATTTCTCCTATAATAATCAAGGCAAGCATTCAAAGTCATGTCTGTATTGTTTACTTGATTATGCTTTTTCGGCTCTATTCCTTTGTTATATAAATCTCTTAGTTCACCAACTAAAAACCGAGCATCTTTAAGCGAACGCCCTATCGTCATCCTTTGTGCTTTTCAGTTCTATCAGTAGCAAAATTGAAATGCAATTGTCCCTTTTTGTGATATTCTTACGCCTAAACCATCATCATCGGTTAGCTTGAGCAACCCTGTATAAGGTTTATTTAATATTGATTTGGTATCACTTAACACCATTTTTTACATTCTGTACACATATAAAAAATAGTTATGTACTCAATCGGTGCGCATTTGCAATGTGAGCAAATCAAGACACGTAAATAACTAAAACAAAAATGAACAAATATCAATTTAATTAAATTTAAATAAAAAACGATACTAAGCAAAAACTCACCATGAAAAACAACCTAGAACAGCCAACTTTTTACTTTAAATGATTATGGGATTTTTAATGTATCATTTTGTTTATATTTAATTTTATCTTAAGTTAAAATTAAATATGTACCCAAATATGTACCCAATTTTAAATCATAAAGTCATTTATCGTTAATCATGATAACAATAAACTACACAATACCAATTTACATACGCATGTCGCCCGAGGATTTCGAAAATGAAATTACGGGCGACATGCTACATTATCAACAGCTATGACGATCACAGTTATGTGTTCTATCAAACAGCAAAAACATTATTTGATATTGCTGATTTTGTGATGTTAGAAGATGCTGTTGAGTATGTGAAATTGAAAATTGATAGCGGTAGAGTGATGTTATTGTGAATTTAAAACAATCGTTGAGCTAACGCTCCGCTCTGATTGTTGGTTTTCCACCTTTATCTATAATTTCATATCCCATCGATTGCTTCTCCAGCAAATCTTTATATTCAGATTGTGTTATTTCAACAACATCGTCTGGGATATTAGTATGTATAACGCTCAAATAAAACCCCATGGTTGATTTACTAAAATATATTTTCATATTAATGTCCTATGATTTCATAATGAATAGTCGGCATATATCCAAGAACAGATGACAAAATCGCAACGGTAAACGATGTCGGCGAACCATCAAGATTCGCAGTTGCAGATATGCCGAACATCGTGTATTGATTACTGAACGTCCCGCACGTAAATGTTACATTCACGGAATCAGAGTGATGAGGAAACGCAATGGGCAATAGTATTCGATAATAGTTTGTATAATATTTTATACTGTCAATCACAACAGAATTGTAATCACCGACAGCGGGCAATTGAACAACGCCCCATTGGCGAATTAAACCACTCGGCATAATTTCAAAACCCGGATTGCCGATCATTGTGTTTAACTCTCTTTTCTGTATAAATTGTTCGGGATCAATAGATGATGCGTGCTGTCTAGCGTCATCTGCTGATTTAGCAGCGTTTTGCTCAGACTGTTTCGCATTATTTTCTGATTGCTGTGCTAATACTACGCTATTTCTAGATTGCGCTGCTGAATTAGCTGATGCTGTAGCTGACAAGCGAGCACTCTCGGCATGTGAACTAGCGGTATTTTCGCTATTTGATGCTGATGTGCTCGCGTTAGTTGCTGTCGTTGCTGATTCGCGTGCTGATTGTGCAAAACTCTGGCTTTGCTCAACAAGTTTTACTAATTCATTTGATATTGATAGTTGAGATCGTATAGTGACAACCTGTCCATTCGGAGCTGTTAACGTCACATCTCCATCGCCTGTTAATATCGTTTGCCATGCATCAAGTTGAATTTGATAATAATTCAACATTTCAGATACTCGCAATGCCAGCGCTTCGATGGAGACTTTTGGTGATGTTGGTATTTCGTACGTAATGCCTGTTTTACTCGTTCCAGAATACGTTTTTGCTAGTGTTAGCTGAGTGTCGGACTGTATTGATGCAATTTCATGTATTTCTATTGTATTTTGTGTTTGTAGTATCAACATTTGCCCGGAACAAACACCTATTAACGGGTTCGTCCATTTTGTGTTATAACCGGTCACAGCATTGCTACCGTTAGTTACATTTATTGTGCCTGTTTTATACCAAGACATAATTTTCCTCAAATTTTAGACATGAAAAAACCGCTACATGAGCGGTTTTATTGAACAAATTGAATTATAATTTAAACAACTTTTTTAATTGTGTTTCTTCTTCGGCGTTTGCGCATTTGATATCAACTAAAGTATAAGTTTTATCGGTCGGGAAATTATCTAATTTTTGCTGTATAGAGCCAGTTAATTTTAGCTTTAAATCATAATGATTATCATTGATTTTTTTAACCTTTCTAATTTCAAAGCTTTTTATTTTACCTCCTAGCGTGTTTTCTTTATAAATTGCGTTGCAATTTATAAATTTAAATTTTCAGAATACGAATTACTAGAAAATAACAACATGAATAGTAATATTGTTTTTTTCATCATTGCTCCGTTTTTAAAATTTAAAATAATTTTCAGCATCTAAAATCATTAACGGAAAAGTTGAAGTGAATCTTCCGTTAAAGGGGTGGGTCCATTTATAATTTTCATGATTTATATAAGATGGTGCTAGACTAAATCCATTTGAAGCAAATCCAATTTGTTTAGTGACGCCGCTGTATTTATCAAAACTCGCATAACCACCGATAGATGTTGGAATAAACATGGGCCGCCTAATGTTGGGTATATTAACGAACTCTCTAAGTTTGACCGCGCCAAAGGTGTATAACTGCGGGTTGATTAAAATCCCTGATGTTGAATCATAGACTATTTCACCAGAGGCATTGTAAATTCTCATTCCATATTTTGATTGAGTATTTACAATTTCTTGCTTTGCAAAAACAACCACTTTTATAGAAATATCACGACTTAGCTTGACACCGTCAGTGTTGTGCGCAAATAATACGTGCTCATCAATATTTCGATTATATCCAATTCCAATTGATAAATCCTGTTTTTCACTATAAACAAAGACTGCGCAATTGTTGAAGTTCAGGTACGGATTAATATTGCTTGGTCGCCATCCGTCTTTAGCTGATATTGTAATATCCCCCTTAAATACTACAGGTGCGCACAATGACGTCTGATTAATGGAGAAAAAATTATTTTGACCCGTGAATGAAATACCGAATCCTGATGCAGGATTGTGTATCGGATAACCAATTATTATACACAGTTGATTATACCCACTACCGCTGTCACCTCCATATCCCCACGCGTTAGCTCCATTTTCCAAAATAACCTGCCGATTGTGATCCAAATAACTTCTCGAATCAAAAGCGCCGCACACCCAAATATTGGTGCCATCTTCATCTACCTCAAAATCAATATTATACCCAGAACCATTTGTTAAATGCATGTAATACTGATAACCATCGGGCACAAAAATACCGGTTTGACGTTGTCCAACCCAGCATATTCCTAGAATACAGCACATAGTGCAAGACGAATCCAGTAAAACGTCAGGACCGTCTTGATAAAAAATTTTTAAACCAAAATTTGGCATATTACCTCCTCAGGTTACCAAGCAATACCCTCAGTATATTTTTTTCATCAAAAACAGCTAAACCATTGCCATTTAACTCAATTCGCCCGCCACCAAGAAAAGAGCTATTTATTTCAAAATTACCATTCTTAAACAACTTCCATCCGGCTTTCCCTGGAACATAATTTTCAGATTGAATCGTGTCTGAAATTGTAGCGAAATTTAATGACGCCCTACCGATGATTGCGCCATTCATGATCACATTACCATCTTTTATGATAAACGCCGGCACTGGATCGCCATTCGCTTGGTTCATAACCATAAATTTATCAGCAAGAAAGATGACGTTACTTTGCATTCCCTTATCAGTGTTTTCCACTCCCATCGTCATTCCTGCAACATACTGTTGACCTTTACCGTCAACTTGAACTTTCATTGTTCTGTGAGCTGAAATTTTGCCATTGAGATTATTTACAGTTTGGCTTACATCTGAAATTGACGTGGATACGTCCCCCACTTTTGTATTGATGGATTGAATGGCTGATGCTGTAGCTGAGTTTTGCTCTGCGGTAGTTTTTTTAAACTCTGATAAGTTACTACTAACATCACCGTATTTAGAGTTTAACTCACGTAATGCAATTGCAGTCGCCTCTTTTTCAGTTAATAACGCAGAGTTGGTTTCTTTTATTTCAGCCGATAAGTTGCCATTTTCAACCCTGCGCCGGCGTGTTTCAGTGTCATTAGCCAAAGCATTTTCAATAATTGCTTTTGCGTTTTCTATTGAGCTAATCGCTGCATTATCAACGGAATCAATGAGAGAATTCCAAGCATCGGTTTCTTTGATTTCATCAAAAATATGGTCAGTTAAATCATTAGTATTAGTACTAGAAATCCCCCTAACCCATTCTGTCCAATCGCTGACGTTCCCAATTTTATCAACTAATCTAGCGCGATAAAAAAACGCTTGACCAATTGATAGCCCTGTCTGCGAATAGCTACAACTTGGATAAATCACGTTAGCTAATAGCAATGCGTTATCTTCGATTTCATTAGTTGAGTACTGAATTTCTGTGTGACTGCTATCACCGCTACTATCTGGAAAGGACCAGTTTAAATCAATACCAAAAACAATGTCATCGCTAGCAGTAAACGCAATCGGCTTATCAGGTTTGCCAACCTTACCTTTAATAGTAGTTGCCTGTGAATACGCCCAAGGAGATGATACGTCAATTGCATTAACAGCTCTTACACGAACCTCATAAACACCTGAATAAACCCCCTCGACAGTAAAATTTGTGCCGTTTGTACGCCCAACATTAATCCACGCCGAATTGTCTTTTCGCCATTGCGCAACGTAGTTTGTTGCTCCTTCCACCGTATCCCATGTTGCATTTAAAGAGGCAATTGACAATCCTTGAGAGATGTAGCTACTTTCGGAAATAACAATATTTTTGGGGGTAGAAATTGAACTTGGTGGAGTAACGGTAATAGGTTTTGACTCAATCCGAATACCCTCATCAATATATTTGAATTTATCAGGATCTTGCTGAATAGCCGTTATTGTAAACTGACCTTTTTCAGTTGCCGATATTGATGTCACTCTAAAATATTGAATTGCAATGTTATCACTATCTATACACCAAACCGCACCAGCCACAGGTTCAATTTTATAGTTAGCTGAAACCGTAATCGTTTTTTTATCGGTACTGATTGATTTAATGGTTCTGCTTTGAGCTGTACCATCTGGTAAGTTAATTACTAGCCGATCGCCTGCGCCATAATCAACAGCCCTATCTAGCGTTATTTTTCGCCCAGAAACCGCATGAATTCGCCCACCGTTTTCTTTACCTGAACGGGACGGATCGGCTACGCCAATAATTCGCGCAGGCATAGGGATATACCCATCCAAGCCAACAGTAAAGGTGATTACTTCATCTTTCGCATTGGAAAGTAATGCCCAACGCCCTCTTCTCTGCGCCTCTGCTTGTGATGTACAGCCGATAGCTGTTAATTTCATTACATTAACATCGTATCGGCGCATTAAACCATGGTCCCAAACCGCTTCTACATCATCACAATAATGGTTATTGGGGTCAGAATAAGCAACTAAGCACGAAGTATATCTATTTTTATATGAACCACCTGAATATACAAAATCACCGATAACGTTAGATGGATGATAGATGAAATCAGGCTCGTCTTGTGGCATGTCAGCCGTTAAACAAATCTGGTCATTACCCCAAAAAATTATTCCACGGAATGACGCCACCAAATCTTTAAGTACTGTGTAAGCGTCCTCTTGACTTTGTATATATTCATTACAAGCAAAACGTGGCTCTTTGCCACCCTTCCCATCAGATACCATCTGATCGCAGTATTGCCCTAGTTGATAGATAGACCATTTATCTATCATAGTAGAATCAATCCGTAACCCCATGCCTGCTATCTCATCACGCATTAGATAATAAGCAAGCCAAGCAGGATTATTCGTGTAAGCCATTTTAAAGCCACCTCGCCAAGCTCCCGAGTATGTTCTACTAACAGGATCATAATTATCGGGAACTTGAACAAGTTTTCCTTTTAACTTGCAACTAATCTTTGGCACGGCTCCGTTAAATTGACTAGCGTCCAACTCAATATAAAGCAAGGCGGTATTAGGATACCGTAGCTTGCTATCAATCACTTCGGCATATGAAGACACACCAAACGCGTTAATTAATTTACTATTAGAGTTAGAATCAAGCGTTAATCGCCTTACTCGAATAGCCCAACCATTTACCGCACTTGGCAGATTTATGCGATGATCTCGTTGATATTCAGATGTGGTCTTACCATTAAATTCCGCATTAACAACCGTTTCAAAAGCACTACCATCCGTTGATAAATCAATAGCATAATTCACAATTGTACCAACAATATCACCGTTATCTTTATATTGAACAAGCGTAGGCAAACTCAGCTTAATTCTAATAGCATCTAGTTCTAAATTAGAAAATGAACGAATCCACGGTTTATTGGATTTTACTATGTAATTTGCCGTAGCTCATTACTGATTTCAGGGATGCCTTTAATATATTCTTGAGTTTGTGATCCATTACGAAACTCCCAAGTAACACCATTAAAATTACGTGAACCATCGGCATTAGCTAGCGGTGTGTTATCAATATAAATATTTTGTTCTGTAATATCACCTTGAATCTCACCCTCACTCAATGCAATCAATGCTTTAAGCTTAGCTGTTGAAAGTAAGTTATCTGGTTGCTCATAAGGCTTGTGCGGTTTTTTACCGCCACCTTTTTGCCCCTCTATCAAATGCATAATTCACCTATTGTTGATCTTCTGAATAAATACCAGCGTTAATTACCGCACCACCAATTTCACGCTCACCCAACAAAATAGCCACAGGATAACCTACAGCATTGGTATTAACTGGCGCACCAAATCCATAATTGGGCTTATTTTCTGCGCTAGATGAACCACCGGCGTTAAATTTCGGCTGAGGTGTAAGCAATTGAACAACCCCGCCAAGCATCATACTAATACCTATTCCTGTTAAAATTGAAGTTGCGGTAACTGTTGTTGCAGCCATTGCAGCTCCCCACGCAGCTAATGACGCACCTGCCGTAAAAAATGCTGCCACCAGCGCAATGGCACCAATAATAATTTGTAACATTCCACCACTTTTTGCCCCTTGCGATACAGGCATAATCATGTAATTTTTACCGCAAGCATTAATATCAAACTCATCAATACCAATGTTTTTACCATCAACAAAAAAAGCAAATTTAACGCCATTTAAATGCGCTGAACTCATGTATTTTTCAAAGCCTTTTATCGTTGCACATAATGCTCGCAATAATTCTTTAATATTTTGCACATCGTATTGATGATTTTTGCCAAATTGTTTCGCCATTGCGCCTTTAAACGTTACATTACTCAGCATTAAATAACTCCTTGTGTCGTACTATTCGAACGGTTCTATCTCTAAAATATTTACCGTATGGTGTTCTTGATGATAATTGACCGTACAGATGATGTAGAATAAGATTGTCACCAAAATAAATAGCGGCATGGTTTGTAACTTGTGAGCCAATTCGCATCATAATGATGTCACCAATTTTCATGTCCTTCAGCTCAACTTCTACAAAACCTTCTTCCTGCCAGTTGTCATCGTAAATATTTTCCGTTCCACTCTCCCACCATTCGTGAGCGACAGAATAATTTTTTAGATAGATGTTGTGCTCACGTTTATAGTAGTCCATGATTAATGCCCAACAATCAGCATACCCTAGCAGCCATTGACGCCCCGTATAATCCCGATTTATACGCGGTGATATTGTGCAAAAATCACCATCAGGGACAGACATAATTCCCCATTCAACACCCGAATAATCGCATTGAATACGGTCAAACTCTGAGGGAACAAGTGACACTACGTCGGGATGTGAATGAATAATCATGATGATTTCACCCTGTTTTTCCGCCTCTAATTGCTCATCAGGGGATATGACAAAATGCTCCTTGGGATTATCTGATATGTTTTTGCACGGTATATATTTTTGCGTTTTCCCTGTGTCTACAATTAGTCCGCACGCCTCGTTAGGATATTCACTATCAACATGTTTTTTTATAGCATCTAATAATTTTTGTCTCATATTATTTACCTTGTAAATTAGCCGCAGGGAAACCACCAAAAGGAAGCGGATTATTGCCATGGCGAGCTTTGCAATCCTTTAATAAGCCACCGCATTGATCTTTAGCAGGATCGTCAGTCTCTATACCATCTTTAGTGAAATACTTATTGCCTGCATAGTCACATCCCGTCCCTGTTCTATACCAACCACGCATACACCAAGTACAAACCGTTGTTATTTGCCGTGTAGGTAATTTAAGATTTTGTATGTCAAAAGGTGAACACAGCTCAAACTCAACGGTCGCTTTTGTTTCTTCTCGTTTGTTATTGATAAAAAATAGCTGAACTCTCTCTTGAGTCGGGTCGGCGGTGGGGTTTCCATTAAGCCAATTATCCGCATCAAGGTACTTAGCCATTGTCGTGTGGATTTTGACTTTTGCTTGTACTAAATCATCATAATCAATACAAAGCCGAGTTACTCGACCGTCTATATTGCCGACGGATAGTCTTGGTGTTGGCTGTGAGCCAGTGCTACTCAGCTCAATATCTTTTAGCTCATAGGGATACGGTAAATATTCTTTACCTTGCCATTTTATTGACGGCAAATTCTCGGCGGCAAACGACGCCCAACCATCAGGTGAAATGTTATGGGCATGAAATCTCAGTACTTCGTCAAGCCCAAACTTAGTTCCATCCACCTCTATTAGCTGTATAAGCTGATTCCCCTCAAGAGATTGCAAATCTTGGGTTATCGTCATAATTTTCTCCAGACATAAAAAAAGCCCGCATTTGCGAGCTTTAGGTTTGATTTTATTTTGTATATCTACATTAGATTTTCCATACTCAGTTAACAACAATCAGTATGTTTTTGTGAGGAAAACTGCATTTGCAAACCTAATGCTTGAACAATTTTAAAGATTGTATTAAAAGTAGGATTCCCCTCACCTGATAACGCTTTATAAATACCCTCACGGCTTATACCTGTATCACGTGAAAGCTGACTGATGTTTTTAGCTCTAGCTATATCACCATTACGTTTATTATTCATATTGATCACCCATTTAATGCAAGTTAAATTTATATTTATGTTGCATAACACATATAAAAACCAATTATTGCAACTTAAATAGCAATTTAACTTGAAAATTGATATTAGTCTGATCAATCAATTTTAAATAATAAAAAACCCTCTTAGAGGGTTTGATTTTATTTATTACTAATTTTTAATAACACTCATCAGTTTTTCAATAGAATGAGCATTACTGATACAAAGATTCCGCGAATCAAATTCGTGTGACCAATAAAAAAGCCAGTTTTCTAACTCCTCCACATTATACTTTCCTGTAGCAACTCCAACGCCCATTTCAACAACTTCTGCGTCTGGAGCTTTTAACTCTTGCCCATTTAATAGTAAAAATAGATAGCCAGAAAACATAGCAGTTCTTTTATTAGCATTTGCAAACGGGTGATTTCTAATTAAACTCTCAATAAGAACGGCTGCCAACCTAAAAATATCCTCGGTTTGTTCGTGGTATCTGTAAAGACTAGGTCTAGCTTGGGATGAGCCTAAACTGTTCTCGTCACGAACATATATTGGCTCTTTTGGGGTTTGTAGCTTAATTAGCAATGAATTGATAAGCTTTATATCATCAACTGAAAGAAAATTGATTCCATCAACTATTTCTCCAATTTGTGACATTGGCATTTTTTAAACCTTTGATAAGTCTCTCATGGCTTTTTTATAGCGAGCGAATCCAAAGGCAAAAGCATTTAAAACTTGCTCATTATGATTGCAGTCATTACTTAGCGCAGGTTTTGCCTTAACCTCTACATGTTTGTCACGTGGAGGAATATAAAGACGATCTTCCTTTATTTGTGCGTGACCCATAAATTCACCTCATTAGTTTTTATATAAGAACGGCTGAGAACTAATTAAGCCTCAACCTTACGTTGATTATAAATACCATAAGGTAAAGAGTAAAGAAATTTTATACTAAATCACAAAAATTAATAGGTGCTATATATTTGACTACATAAAGATAACTGACAATAAAAACCCTCTAAGAGGGTTTGATTATAAAATTTTATTTTTAGAGTCCAGATTTTACAAACGACTTTCTAAAGGTACGCTTGGATCACTTTCTTTTATTGGTTTTGGTATTTCTATATCTACTTTAGGTAGAGAGCTTAAACCATATTTGACAGTAAGATATTTTTTGTTGCAATGCTGCTAATGATTGTTCTTTAGTGGCTATAGTCATTAACTTCATAGATAGAATCAGTCCACCGCTATATTTTGAAGCTTCATTTTTATCAATCTCAATTTCTTGTTTTATTGATTGTATTTCGCTTTGTAAATGCTCGGCAAGTTCAGGGTTAGGATTTGTAACCAACGTTTCGACTTTAACCGCTGATCCAGATTCAATGGAATTTATCCGTTGCTCAACTAAATTTTTGTTTGTTTTTAGAACTTCAAGTCTCGCAGCAATTAACGATTTTATTAATCCCCCACTATATTGTTCATAATTTTCTGTAGTCGCTTTTATATCATCGTTTGTCTGAGTTAACTCAATATTCAATGCTGCCACTTTAGCTTTGTCTTCTTCTGATAATTGTTTATTGCACCCACTTACAAATAAAAGCAATAAAAAAATATAAATTGTATGTTTTAACATTTTATCTCCTACTATAATCCGTTTTTAATTTTATTTTTATTTTCATTTTCTTTATCTGCTTTATATTTTGTAAATAACTCAGATTCATAGACAATGCTTAAATTACCTTTACCTCTTTCTATCCCCTCTAGCTGTAGAGATAAATGATCTCCAAAAACTGATGCATAATAACCACATCCTTCATACTTTAAACATTGATAAAATTCATCACTATCTTTATAAAGCTTCAACCCTACACTTTCAAGAGACTTATCAGGTTTGCCAAATTTATTTGTTAATGCTTCTTTATATTTAAAATATTCTTTTTTACCTTTGGTGCCGTATATGTCTGATGTTATTTTTTCATTCATAATAATTTTCATTGCTCCTAAATCTTTATGAACTAATACAAAATATTCAGTAAACTTCGGCAATGCCATTGGTGGAGATTTTAAAGAATATATAGATACATTTTCATCAATTTGAGTCGGCTCTAACACAGCACCAGCTTTAGACTCCAATTCTGCTACTGTCATACCCCATTTCAACCCAAGGGGTGCATCTGGATATTGAGTTTCTGCTAAAACAAATGGGCTTATAAAAAACGATGCTACAATAAAAATTAATTTCTTCATACCATTCTCCTGTAAATAATTTTGACTAATAGTATGAAATTTATTAACTAAGCGCAATAAAAAACCGCTTATGCAGCGGTGAACTAGATTATATCAAACATAGCCTTTTGTTTTAACTAAAATTTAACCATTTTTCACAAAATAACCCTTTTTTCTAGCACTTAAATTAATCTATATTTTTCAATAGATTAAAGAAGCGGTTAAAAAAAGGGTTGTTGAGTTCACCCTCAAAAAACATCAGAAAAAATTTAATAAAATTAATGGCTTTTCTGAATGATTTTTAATCAAGGTGAATAAGCTTGAATAAATTTGAATGATAGTGAAACAACTCTGCCGCCAACAAATTCGGATTCGATTGATTTATTCACAACTCGATATAATTTTTCTTCGCCGTACGGGTTTTTCCACAAAAACGACTTTATAATATGCGTGTTCAAAAAATCACGAACTTCTTTTATTTCGTTGACACATCCTGTATAAGTTAAGTCCCACGATTCACTGGCATTATTAATACCATTACTGGATAACTGGACATATCCGTCGCCAAATCCAGCCTCATTAATATTTGATGAATCGGCGTGTTTCGGATTGCCCATTGTTTTCCATTTAAATATATCTATTGCCATATTACCTCATTGTTTTCATTATGTTATATAGCTCCCCTCCGGGAGAAACAGATTTTTTAAACATTTCATTCATCTCCTTTTGAATGACTGCGCCAATCTGTTTTTGAGCTGATTGAGCATCAATACCACTTTTAACGCCTGACGTATCATTGTTGGTAGACGGCATATTCACTGTTACGTTAGCTGTAACGTTTACGGCGTTAGATGAACCGCTTGATTTACGAGTAAAAGCAATTGGTGAAGCAGGACCAAGATTAACTGCGCCACCGCTTGCGTATCCTCTTTGAGCGTCGTTCATCAGCGCGTAAAGATTGCCAACGCCTAAACGCTTTGTCGCTTCTTTGGTGAATACGAATTCGCCCTTGTGAACAATACCTGCTGGTTCATACTTATTACCCCGCCCTGTAAAACCGCACGAGTTAATGCTGTATCTAACATCCCCACCTGTTGCGTAACCTCGAATCAATCCACCGTTATAAGCTTGCTGTAGCCCACCAGTTGCTGCACCAGCACCAGCGCTAGCCATTCCAAACCACCCCATGGCTGATTGTATTGTTTGAGCAACTAGTAACTTATTGATGATTTCGATAATGTTGGTGAGAATTGACTTAGTAAGACTTTTAAAGCTCATTTTCCCAGTCGTAACAAATTCAGTTAATGAATGACTAACCGAACCAAGTGTTTGTTGCCCTACATCGCGAAAAGCATCAAACATATTTTTTGAAGCCTCTGAAAATTCGTTAAGTCCAACTTTCAGCCCTGCAAACCAATCAGTTTGATTGATGTCTTCCTGTTGCCAGCTTTGTTGTAACGCTTGTTTTGCCTTGTTATACTCTTCTGTGATTTTTGCTATTTCATTCGGATTTGTCGTACCTTTTAAAGCAATATCACGCTGAGCGTCAAGCTCTGACATTTCATTGTAACGATTCGCATTTTTTGACGTCATGCCGAAAGTAGCTTGACTAGCTTTAGATTTTGCAGATAAGTTTGTTGTGTACTCTTGCATTTTACGAAGCGCTTTAGTCGCTGTTTCGTATTGTGAAATTTCTTCACTAATAGCTGCATTTTTAGCAAACTGAGCAAGTAAAGCATCTTTATGCGCAAGTACATACTTTTCATGCGCTGACATTCTTGATTTGTTACCGCTACTTTCTAGCGTTTGAATCTGAGCTTGTAAATCAAAGTACTTTTTGCGCTCCGATGTGATTGTGTTAACCGTCAAGCTCTGTTCCCGAAGTGCTTGAAGCTGACTTTTTAAGCTGATTTCTTGCTGTTGTGATGTGCGTAATAAATTGGTTGCTGATGCTGAGCTTGTTTTTTCGGCGTTGTTAGCTCTAATCTTTGCCGCAGCTTTGTCTATATCATCTTTTGTGACTGAGCCCGGATTTATTTCGTTGGCCCTCTTTGCTGCGGCTTCCATTTCTTCAATTTCAGCTTTTGCACGCTCGCTACGCGTCATTATCATCTGCGAGTATCGATAAAACGGGCTTTTTTTCGGGTCTGTTGCTTTGTCTACGTCAGTAAATGATTTTAAAAAATGAACTTTAAAAGCTGCGTCACTTGCTTTATTTGCGATTTCAATGAGCCCATCAATTAACACTTTGAATTTGCCCGAGCTATCATTAGAAGTGATGTATAGCTCGCTTAACTCATTTATTAAATTGCTTATTTTTTCTTCTGCTTTAATTGAGTCAGTTTCAGCTTCAATATCAGAAAGCTGTATTAATATGCTCTTTGACTGCTCTTGTGTAATATTCAAATATTCAGCAAAACTTTCTATTTTTGCTTTAATACCGCTAATATAGTATTTGTCATTGGCGTTAAGCGCTTCATTTAAATCTCTATCAGCTGATTTAATTTTATTAATGTTTTTTAACACTTCTTCTAATGCAGACGATCCTGATGTTTTTCGAAGATCTGCGTATTCTCTGCTTGCATTTTGCATTGAAGATATACTTGAGCTTAACTCTTTCTTTATATTTGAAATAGTTGTTTTTAAATCTTTCTCACTAGATTTTAATGATGCTTTAACTAGCGAGCGATTCTTTTTAAGCAATTGCATCATATCGTCAGACAAGAAAGTAAAACCAGTTTTTTTGTCTGTATTCAATACTCTATTTAAACGATCTTGCGCCGCTGCTAATTTATCAGTAGCGCTTTCGGTTTCAAAAAGCTTTGGTATCATGCTACCGAGCAAGCCAACCATTGCTGAAATACCAATATTAACGGGATTTAACGAGGTTAACAGCGTGCTAAAAGTATTGCCGACTCCATTTTTCATGATCATAGACATGCTCATTGATTGCATGCCAGAAAAGTTACCTCGCATCAATTGCATTTGCATTTTAGCTGCTTGATTTGTCGCTGTTCTTGTAGCATGACCGAGAGTGCGAGTTTCTGTTGCCGTTTGTCTTAACTTCTTGATATAAACATCAGCGGATGAGCTAACCCCGAGCTGTGCGGCTTGATATCTTAGCAACTGCTCTTTAGATAAATTTTGAGCTGCTACTTGTGCTTTTAATTTGTTTAAAAAATCAGTTTTCGCTTTTGTTGCGATATTTTCAGCGGTCGTCACTTCTCTTTGCTTTGTTGCAACATCTCGTAGTAATTGCGTGTAGTTACCAAGGTCAAGCTCGTTGTTTCTGAACGCTTTGCTGACACTACTACTTATTTTTTCCAATTCTTTTGATGCAGTATTAACATCTTTTAAGCTATCAAGCTGATTCCTGAATCCTGCGTATAATTTATCGCTAGACGCCGCAAGCTGCTTTCTAGTTGCAATAAGCTTTCTTTCTTGTTCGGCTTTAATTCGTGATGCTTTTGCGCCTTTTACTGCGTTTTGATAAACCCGCTCGAAGTCCCTCAGTTCTTCATCGGTTACTTTTAAGCCGCGTTTTTTTGCCTCTGTCAAGTCGTCAGTAGCCGATGCCGCTTCTTCCGCTTTTTTGCTAAAAACGTCTAGCTTTTTATTTGCTTCATCAACGCTTTGCACATCAATTTTAAGTTGTAGTGATGTGATTTCTTCCGCCATAATTTTCTCCGGACATAAAAAAAAGCTCGCATTTGCGAGCTTTGGGTTTATAATTACTTATATTTTTATTTACCAAAACTTATATATCTTATATAATACTTATATCAAGATTAGTTAGAACAACAAAATG